CGCAAGAATATCTTCCCCCCCGTTTACATTAAGAAAGTTTGCACGACCACGAGTGTTGTTTCTAATCTGCTGTGCAATGTTATACTCTATCTGTCTGCGAAGAGTTGTTGCGCCCAATTTAGCAAGAAACGAGTCACTCGAGAGTAATCCATCGGAACCTTGTGGGTCAGGATTAAGCATGATACCAATAAGTGGGTACGAAGAGGGATTGAAGTTCGGATATGGCTGTGCGTTTGTTGAACGTCCATTGTTCTGCGTTAGAATCTCAAGTGACCCGAAAAACTGAGCAGAGTCCGTTAATTGGTCTGTGCTTGCATAAGCATTCAGTGGTTTCCATGCAGGAGCAACACCAGGAAATCCTACCTGTGCGGCAGAGTATCCTTCATCAATAATATTTGCATCCTGGAATCCGTATTCTCCTTCATTACTATTGGTGTTTTGAAGAGCACCTACATAAGGGACTTGTTTGTATCCACCCTCAGCACCATATTGGTTGAGAGGGTAAAGTAAATTGGCAAGAACTGGTGTATCGATTAAACTATCATCGGTGTCTACTGGAGACAAATCTCTTTGGATAGTTTCGTAGTTATAGGGGGGATTGGGTAGTTTTGGAGATTTCTTGTAGGCCATTAAATTTCTAGCCACAAGTTTTTTTCTAAAAACTTCTGAACTTGGAAAATCTAGTGGGCTTGCCATTTATAGCGTTTTATTGATAAATAGGAGTTTATTTAGTTTTTTGGCATTGGTTTGATTGCCGCATCCATTCTTGTTTTGACTATCTGATAGATATTGTCTTTGACCTCAGGGTTGTTGAATATATTGAATACTTGTTGTTCAGTTAAGTCTGTTGGGGCTTTAACGTTAATATTGATATCTCCAGTTAACTCCACTTCTCCGGTAACTGTTGTTTGCCCAGCTTCTCTTTGTTGTCTGGTGTACTCTTCAAAAGCTTTGCTGCTTTCAATTGGCGGATTGGTTGCAACAACTCGTCTGAATCTTTCCCGTCCGGATTCTATGTTTTCAAAGCTTGTAATTACGTTTTGAATTCTGCTAGCAACCTCAAGCTTTGTAGTTCCTTCTTCAATACTTCTCTTTAATGCTGCTTGTATATCATCCATACTTCCTTTACCCTTAACAAAATTCTCTGCCGCCTCTCTTAAAACATCACCAGCCCCTTCAAAAGCTTTTCTGAACTCTTTTGTTGTTGGTATTGCTCCTGGTCCGTACGCTTCTTTGGCAAAGTTATCAAAGCCTTCTCTAAGGCTCTCAATACCTCTTGTTAAACCCGTTTGTCCTGCCAATGCATATCCTAATCTCATTGGGAGGGCTGCAATGTCAGCCGCAATTAAAACGTCAGTATCTAACTGGGCTCTGGCTATTTCTTCCATTGTATCTGGACGAAGTGCTTGTTGTTGTTTGATTTGGTCAAACTGGGCTTGTGTTAAGTCCTCAAGGGCTTTTGTTTGTTTTTTCCCTTCATCATCAACAAACTCAACTTGGAATCTTTTATCTTCCCCCATTTTTGCCATGTTAGCAACAAGCATCTTATCTTCTTCGCTTCCTTGGATACCAAACGAAATTTGACCAAGTCTCCTATCAAGGTCTGAAGCAGCAAGCGCTGTTTTAGTCATGTTTTCAAAACTTAGACCTGTTTCCGTTGCAATTTCTTTGAGCAAACGAACAGCTCCAGGATTGATTCTGAAGTTTCCAGTAGTTTCGTCCAAATAAGTGAATTGCTTGCTCATTTCGATAATAGAGTCCTGCAGACCTTGTGGGTCGTTGATTGATTTATCCATCAATACAAATGGGTCAACCAAATCTCCGGCAGCTACACCCAATCTTTGAAACGCTGACGCCATTTTAATTGCACCGTCGGGATTCATTACAGCATCAGCAAACGTTGCTGTTTCATTCATGTCAAACCTCAACATCGAAGCTTGTGCAGCCATTTTGGTAAGACCAAGAACCCCCCCCTCAAAGTTAAAGCGGTTCATAAGCTCCATCTTGCCAGCAACATCCCCCATTATGGACCTTGCATTAAGACCTATTGATTGAATATAGAGGACAGATTCTGCGGTTGTTTCAGCAACCTTGGACATTTCAACCCCTGCAACAGCAAAGCTCTCAGTAATGACATTAGCTTCTACACCTAGAAATTTGGCAGTAGCAAATATTTCTGTGAGGGTTTCTCGAGTTGCTACGACATTTCTTCGAGAAGCTTCTGCGATACCTGTTATTGTAGTACTTACATCACTTGCCTTGCCACCTAATCTGGTAAAATCCGCTACACTATCAGATACTGCTGTTGAAAACTCAAGGTATCGGTTTCTGCTTTCGCCAAACGCACGATTGATATCGGTAATACCATCTTGTATTCTACCAATATTTCCGAGAAGGTCTGCAGATTGCCCTATGAGTTGCCCCAACAGTTTTTCGCCTCTTAAATCTTCTTCAGCCATGTGAGCTCTTTAATTTATAAATAGAGTTTGGATTATTTTTCCGCATTATCCTCAACCCATTTATCGAGCATATATTTTCGAATAAAGACAGGCATATTCATAAAATCTGAATATGAGACGTGAAAAAGTTTTGCCAAGTAATAATACTCGTCAATCTGACTTTTTCTGTAATCAGAAGAAAGGACGAAAAAAGTCCACCCCGAAGCCGATGTTGACAAACAGCTTTTCTCCTGACGGGGCAATAATAACCCTACCCATATCTAAGCGGGGTTCGTTTTCATTCATGAATTTTTTTATGAATTTGGAATCAGCCAGGGGCATTGCCTCTGCAAATTTCTGGATTTCACCCTTGTCGGTTACTCCCCCTAATTCCACAATTTCCTTTTGCAATCTCCATGTTCTTGCAGGTGCAACTCTACCTTGAGGGTAGGTGTCAATCATATTAGCAATCTCCGTGCTTTCACCAAAAGAAAGGGGTTTTAGCTTCACCACTTGTTTTGACATTGGAAGTTCTACTGTGAAAGTGCCATCTGCACCTGGTTCAACACCCTTTTTTATATTTAATTCATCCAATCTCTCTGTTGCTTGGAACTTCTTACCTGTTTTAGGGTCCGTCAAGTTGAGTTCAATCGTTGGACCGAAAGCTGTGTTTCTCAAGAAAATGAGAATAGCTTCAATGTCACCTTCTAAAAGCTCTTCAGGTCTAACTCCTGGTTCATAAATTTTTGCACGGAGAAGGTTGATTGTCATATCTTTTCCACCAGCAATAAGGATGTTTTCATCATTAGCTGTCAGGTATCCAACTTTCAAACTCGACTTTTTATTCTTGTAGAATACCCCTTGTGAAGGAAGTGGAACCACGTCATGTGGTAATGAAAATTGTTGTTGAGAGTAATTTAAAGTTTCTTGGTCCATAATAAAAAAACCGTAGAGTGCGGCTCTACGGTTAAATATACAACTTCAAAAAAGTAAATAAATAATACTTAGTAAATCAATACACAACGGTCCATTCTCAACGTTGCAGAAATAGTTGCAAGAGCGTCTTGAGAATAGTTGAGTGAGTTAAAGTTCACGTCAGTAAGGAATGTTCCGTACAAAATCCATTTTTCTACAACAACACCCGTTGGGTCAAGCATTTCGAGGTCAATATCTTTTTTATAACCTGCAGCGTATCCCATACGTCCTGTTACTGATTCTGCGTGTAAACGAACCCACTCCATAAGTGCTTGTGCTGCAGAAGGTCCGATTGGGTCTCGGAAAGTTACTGGAATTGTTTGCCAGTTAAATCTTCCTGCAACGAAAGTTGAGGTGTTCAAAAATTGAATTTCTGTTGGGTTGATGGTAATGTGAGGTCTAGCAGTAGATTCTACGAACCATTCATTGATACCCAAAGATGATGGAAACCTTAAAATAAACCTGTTTTGTCTTTTAGGTTCATAAGGAATCGGCATTTTCATTAATAAATCCGCCATTGTGTTTTCTTATTTTTTACTTTTATCGTTTATTATAAATATACCCATGGTTGAAAACTTTTTCTATTTACTTTTTTTCAGCGGTTGGTAAAATTCACATATAAGTATTAAGTATTAAGTATTAAGTATTACTATAGTATTATAATATTAATTAATTAATTAATTTACTTAGTTATTTTACTTCTTTCTTAATTCCTCCTTTAGTAGAATATAATTTAATAGGTTCTTTAATACTATTAAAGTAGTTCTTTATACTATAGACGTTTTTTTCATCGTCATCAGAAAAACCTATTGTTGGTTTTTTTGGAATGAATTTGTTAGCCACATCTTTTTTTAGAAAAGCACTTTTTTGTAGGACTGTTGCCATTGCTTTGACATACTTCACAAAATTTGCCATGGCTAATACTTTTGCTTCTTCGGGGTTTGCAGCATCTTCCTCTACACCAAAGCTTACGGGGTTGTATTTGTTAAGTTCAAGATAAGACCATATTAGCTCATCATCTGTCATTTTTTCTTCCCCTGAAAAATCTCTAAATTTTTTCAGGTTTTTTAAAAGAGCTTCCTTAGAAATACCACCAAAATTATTTTTAATGTAATTGTAAACCCCTTGTTTGATTGTTTCTGGATTGTGTCCTCTCGCTGTTATTATTGCAAAGATTGACCCATTATTGATAGCCTCCCTAAAATCAGACCATGCCGGACCTAACTTTGCTTTCATTGCGTCAATCAAAAAGTCTTGGTCCCCGTCGACTCCAAAAAAACGAAAAGGCTTTGGCGCATAATCTACAATAGTTTTCCCTTTGTAAGTGAAATCTTCTTTTCCAATCTTACTTCTATAAGTGGCAAAATCCTCTGTTGACATTGAGGTTTCCGAACCTTTATTGTCTAAGAGGATTATTTTGGTGGGCATGTGCACCAGGTTATCGTCCCAATCAAATGCGTAGTATTTGAGGTCTGGAGTTCCAGTTTTGAAAGACGATGTTGATTTAGTTTTCATTTTCGAAAAGGCAAAAAAAGGGTGGGAAAGTCATTTTTCCCACCCCAAAGATATTAAATATTTTCGAACGACGCACCAGTAGGTGTAATCAAGAACTCAATATCGATAAATTCAAGTGCCTTAGTTGGTTTGAGATAAATCTTACCAGTAAGAGTATTTCTGTCCAAGTCTTCCGGAGTTGAAGAAACCGTTACACGGAAATCATACAAACCACGGTCTCTTCTAATAGCATCCAAGATTGGGTTTACAGAGTCCAAGAACTGTTGTCTTACAATCTCATCGTTTTGTTCGAAGAGCAATCTTACAGCGACAGCAGAAATTAACTTTCTAGCTTGCAATAACAATCGTCTTACATTCAAACGATTAAGTGCTGTATCTCTGATTTGGAGAGTTTTGTTACCCCAAATTACAGTACCAACATCCGAGAAAGTTGCGATAGGGTTAATTCTACCTTGATACAATGTATCTCTATCTTCTTGAGTTAGTTTCAATCTAGCTTTAACCGAGTTAACAAGTCCTCTCGTGTAACCAGCCGAAGCGAACCATGGGAATGAAATGTTATCAGTCAACGCAAGGTTTCTACAAACTTGACCAGTTGGTGGGATGTAAATTTGAGTATTGTTAACCGTATCTCTTTCAAGAATCCAAGGATAGTAAGTTGCCGTGTACGAAGAATCTATGCCTGTGTTGTCCAAATTGTCAACAGCTTCTTGTGGGTAGATAATTTCGTATTGCGAAGTACCGTCAGGAGTATACATGTTGTAATCTGGAGAAGTTACGATGTAAACCGCATCAGCTCTCTCGTTTTCTACCATTCCGATTGCCAACTCACAAAGATTTGAGTTATTCACATAATCAATACCTGGTGTAGCAAAAACGTTGATATTGGTAGATTCAGGATTATTGAAAGTCAATTGACCTAACAAGTAAGCGTAATAATCGGTGTTAGCAAAATCTTGAGTATTGTTTTCAACAACAATTCTTTTGAAAGTACCATCACCAGAAGCAGTTGGGTAACGCTGTGTAGGTGTTGAACCCTGTAAGTATCCTGAAGCTCCAAGAGCAAATCTGTCTTGGTTTGTTCTGAATTCTCTGTAGATATCCCATCCATCAAAACCTCCTTGGAATACACAAGTGAATTTTCTTGAGTAAATGAAGTAATATGGACTATCCTGTGAAGTAGGTTCGGAGTCGAAACTCGCAACACCACAATCAAATGCTGGAGTTCCACTAGTTACTTGGGAATTAGAAATTGTTACAACTGTTGCACCAGAATCCATGTGGAAACCTTTTGTTTGGTAGTTCCAAGGTTCTGAAGTTGTTGCAATATCCCAGTTAGCTACGGGGTTCTTCTTTCCTTTGTATTGAAGCAAGTCTGTGTCAATACCAAATTGTGACGAAATACCCAAATATGTTCTTCTTACAATGTCACCAGATGATGTTACGATATTTGCACCACCAGCACTTGTTCCGAATGGTGGGTCATAAATTGTTTCACCAGGGAAGTAGTATTGTGTTTTGATAATAGGGAACGGAGAAGGATTACTTGCGCTTTCGTATACTCTTTCCTCTAAACCGTAGAAACCGCAAGGAAGTGCATCAACAGGATATTCATCAGAAAGCTCAACCATAAGGTATGCTGAGTTAAGAGGGTACTCACCGTCTGATGAACCAATCTTTTTAGCAATAAAGCTGTTTTGTGATGGGTCCATAGTACAGTTAGTGTATTTTTCATATACAACTGGATTTGCATCAGTATCGAAGAAGTTTCTTACTAATACATCAAATGTTCCGTTATTGAATGAAATGTTTGCAATTGAAACCTTAACTTCAGTATTTGCCGTGTTACCATCACTAATTGCTACAAATCTAAACAAGTTATAAACTTTATTACCACGCAATTCTGATACAAAGAAAGGTGTTTTTGGAGTTTGATATTGGTCAAGGAACCAAGCAATAGAAGTTGTAGAAGCTTTATCACGAGCTTCTGGAAGTGCAATCATATCACACTTAATACCACGAACATACCCTTTGTTGTATCCGTAGTTCAACATGCCAAGGTAAGATTCCTCAACATAAATTGGAACTTCTTGTCTTGGTTTAGAGAAGTTAGTAATACCTAATACTTTAGTGATGTAGTTTGCATTAGTCGAGTCAAACGATGTATCAAAAGTGAATGTATCTCCTTCGTATGTCACACCACTTAATTGGAATGTAGCAAAAGGACTTTGTGAAATACCTGAGTAAGCTCCGGTACAAATTAAGTTCAAATCTGTAAGACCAGTCACTTGGTATTGAGGTCCATGCTCACTTGCTGTGTAAACAGAAATACCGCGAGAACGTACAGTTGCAAGAATCAAGTTGTTCCACTCAGTGTATGCAGTACCTGAGTAAGTGTAAGATTCACCAGTAATAGTTCCGGTAAAGAACCCAGATGCTCCAGTAACAAAGTTTGTAACATCATAATACCAAGAGTTACCTGAGTAACTGTTATTTGTT